GCCGAGGCGCACGCCCTTCCCTTCGGTGACGACAGCTTCGACGTCGTGACGATGTTCGACGTGATCGAGCACCTGATCCCGGGCGACGACGAGCTCGCCTGCCTGGAGCTCGCCCGTGTAGCCCGGCGCCATATAGTGCTCACGGCCAACAACCGGCCCAGCTTCAGCCGAGCCCGCGAGGATCTGCACATCAACAAGCGGCACTACCGCACCTGGGACACGCTCTTTCGTCGATGGTTCGCCGGCGCCCGGGTGACCTGGGTCAAGGGCAGGCGCCACTACGTTTCAGAGGCTTGGAGGATCGACCTGTGAGGGCCGTCGTCCACGTCAACAATACCGCGCACCAGGGCGAGCATGCGGCATGGATGAAGCGCGGACTGGAACGTCACGGGTTCCGCGTCATGTTCGCCCACTGGGACCGGCCGGAGCCCGCCGAGCTGGTCGTGGTGTGGGGCTGGAAGCAGGCTAACGTCACACGCGCCGCGCTCCGCGCCGGAGCTCCGATCCTGGTGGCCGAGCGCGGACACCTGCCGGACCGGATGAAGTGGACCTCCTGCGGCCTCAACGGCCTTGGCAACCGTGCGGTCTACGCCAAGGTCGAAGATGGCGGCGCCCGCTGGCGCCGCAACTTCGGTCATCTCGAGCAACCGTGGAGCGACCGCGGCGACCACACGCTCGTGTGCGGACAGGTTCGCGGGGATGCCGCGCTGTACGGGTGCGACTTCCATGCCTGGGCCCAACGCGCAACGGATGGGCTCAGGGCCAAGGGCCATCACGTCGTCTACCGCCCGCACCCGCTGAGCCTGCGGCTGCAGAACGACCGCTGGCACCCTCGCGGCGCGCGCCTGTCGGAGGCGCCTCTCGCCGAGGACCTCGCGCGCGCCAGCCTGGTGGTCACCTATAACTCGACGGTTGGCGTCGAGACGGTTCTCGCCGGCGTGCCCACCGTCACGTGTGACGCGGGCGCCATGGCCTGGGATGTCACCACGCACGACATCGACGCCGCGCCTGTCAGGCCGGAGCGCGCCGACTGGGCCCACCGCATGGCCTGGACATCCTGGCTTCGCGCGGAGATCGAGGCCGGCGACATGTGGGAGCACCTGCGCCACGAGCTGCCGGCATGCGCTACGGCACCCTAGACCGCCGCATCGTCCTGCAGCGCCACGCGAGCACTCTGACGCCGTCCGGCCAGCCCTTCGAGACCTGGGAGGCCGTCGCGACGCGCTGGGCCTCCGTGGGCCCGCTGACCGGCGCCGAGCGCTTCGCGACGCCCCAGCTCACGGCGAAGGAGGTTGTCGAGATCCGGTTGCGCTGGTCGGCCGCCACGGCGGACCTGCACCCTGGCGACCGCATCGTGTTCCCGTCGGGCGCCGACCCGGACAGCACGCCGACCGCCGTCTACGACATCCTGGCCGTCCACGAGCTCGGCCGGCGCGAGGGCCATCGCGTCATCGCCGAGCGGCAGCCCGTTCCGGATGCCGTCTACTTCGACGCCGACGCGCAGGTCGTCATCACCGCGACTGGAACCCCGGTGACCTCGGCAAGGGCGACGGCGATCAACGCCTCGGTGCTGCGCCTCAAGACGGCCGGCGTGTGGGACCGTCTCGACGCGCTCTACCGCTTTGCCGCCGCCGACGCGCCGGCCGCGGTCGTTAACTGGAAAAGCCCCGGCACCTTCGATTGCGCCTTCGTCGGCTCGGTCACATTCGTGGCAGATGTCGGCATCACCGGCGCCAACAACGCGGCGATCTACACGACGACGGGGTTCAACCCGACGCTCGGGATCCCGCATTTCACGCGTGACAGCGCATGCCGGTTCGGCCGGGTGCTGGTCTATGCGGGGGACGTGTTCTCGACGGTGTGGGCCGACCTGGCCGACACGCCGTCCAACACCCTGCAGATCGGCTACTTCGCGCGGACCAACGCCCAGAACACCGACATCATCGGTGCGCCGGAGGGCGCCGGGTTCATCTGCTGCAACCGGCCGAGCGCCGGAAGCCAGGAGGTCTACAAGGATGGCGCGCTGGCGGGCGGCGCGCCCCACGCCAGCATCGCGCTGCAGGACACCACTTTCGTCATCCACCGCGCCGGCACCGGCGGCTCCGGCATCGCCACCCTGGCCTCGCACGGCATCGGCGCCAGCCTGGACGCGGACCAGCAGGCGGCGCTCGCGGCCGACGACCTGTCCTACATGCAGGATATCGGGTTGCTCTGATGCCGGTTGCCGACCTGCGCCCGGCGCTGCGCGCCTTCCTGCTGGCCGACCTCGCCATCGCCGAGGCCGTGGGCCTGCAGCGCGTCTTCCCCGTCATCCTGAAGCAGGGGGAGAACAAGCCGAGCATTGTCTACAACCTGGTCTCGGATAACACCGACCATGTCACCGAGGGCCCCTCCGGCCTCGTGACGGCGCGCTACCAGATCGACTGCTGGTCGCTGCTGCAGGACACCTCCTCTGAGCTCGACCGCCTGGTGAAGGACCGGCTCGACGGCTACAGCGGCCCGATGGGGGCGATCGACGTGCAGGGCGTGTTCAGCGAGACGGGATGGACCGGCTACGAGGACGCCTCGAAGCTGTTCCGGGCCACCCGCGACTACATGATCCACTACGGGGAACGGTAATGGCTCTGACGTTCGGGATGCTGCCAGGGCGCGGCGCACCCCATGACATGCACATCCGGTTTCGAATTCACGGTCTGCAGGAGCTCGACCGGAGGCTGGAGGTGCTCCCGCAGGTTGTGGCGAAGCGTACGCTGGCCAGCGCGCTGCGCATCGCGACGGTGCCGCTGGTACGGGACATCAAGGCGCACGCCCCGGTGCTGACCGGCGAGCTGCGCGACTCCATCGCCGTCACCAGCCACCCCGAGGAGGGTGCGAACGAGGTGCGGCTGCAGATCGGCGTCACCGGCGTCTACTATGGCCACTTCCAGGAGTTCGGCACCTCGAAGATGCGCGCGCGCCCGTTCGTGCGCCCGGCCTGGGACCGGAACCGGCGCGGGCTGGTGACGCGGTTCCGCGACCTGCTGCGCCAGCGCATCGACGAGTACGTCGAGGGCAATCTCAGGACGCTGCTCGGGCCGGAGCGCCTGGCGCGCACCCGGCAGCGCGGGGGACCACTGATCCGGTAGCAGCCGGCAGGCATCGAGGAAGGAGACCCGACAGTGACGACCAACGCGCGCATCGGCCACCGTGCGCTCTTCCAGATCTTCGACAGCACCGCGTCGCCCCCGGCGTGGACGACGGTCGCCGAGGTGACCAGCATCACCCCGCCGCAGTTCGCCAAGGACGCGATCGACGCCACCCACACCGAGAGCCCCGAGGGCTTCCGCGAGTTCATCGGCGGGCTCAAGGACGCCGGCCAGGTGTCGGTCGAGCTCAACCTCGTGCCCAAGGGACCCACCATGGCCCTGCTGCTGGGCGCCTTCGACCTCGATGCGGCGTTCCAGGCCCGGATCCTGTTCCCCGACGGCGACCCGCAGGCCTCGCCGATCACCTGTTCGATATGGGCCTTCCTCGCCATCATCACAGGCTTCACGCCCGAGGCGCCGGTCGAGGGCAAGATGACCGCCACCGCCACCTTCAAGATCAGCGGCAAGCCCACCTTCACCCCGGCGACGGCACCATGAGCAACCCGACGAATGGCTTGATTGGCTTCGACGCCGCCGGCAGGCGCTGGACGCTCGTCTACAGCGTCAACGCGCTGTGCCGCGTGGAGGACGCCCTCGGCGAGGGGGCGATGGCGATCGCCGCCATGATGGCCGACCCGGCCAAGGTGCGCGTCGGGCCGATGCGGACGATGTTCTGGGCCGGGCTCGCCGATCACCACCCCGAGCTGACGCTGGAGGGCGCCGGCGAGCTGATGGACGCGATCGGCCTCCCCACCGCCATGGAGTACGTCGCCAAGGCCCTCACCGCGGCCTTCCCCAAACAGGACGGCGCCGGCCCTTTAGCCCGCGCGGCGGCCAGACCTGGGAAACGCTCCTGACGGCCTGGGTCGAGGTCGGGCTGCCGGCCGAGCTGTTCTGGCGCTCGACGCCGCGCATGCTCGCCGCCATGACCACGGCGGCCCAGCGCCGTCGCGAGGCTCAGCACAACGACTTGGTGTGGCTGGCCTGGAACACCGCGGCCCTGCACCGCACACCGCGCCTGCCGCCGCTTCCGACCCTCATGATCCGCCGCCGGGACGGGCGCCGGCAGACGTGGCGTGACCAGATGGACATCGCCCGCATGCTCACACTCGCCCACGGCGGCACGGTGCACTGATGGCTGAACCCCTCGCAAGACTGCGCATCGAGCTCGAGGCAGACAGCGCCAGCCTCGAGACCGGGCTCAGGCAGGCCGGCAGCGCCATGCAGCGCTTCGCCACTGTCGGCGTCGCGGTCGGCAACGTGCTTTCCGACGTATTCCTGCGCATGGCCGAGGCCGTCGGCAGCGCGATCATGTCCGCGTTCGACCCGACCAGTGACCTGTTCCAGAAAATGTCTGGGCAGGGCCAGTTCGCAGCGTCGCAGATCGCCGACGCGTTCAACGCCCTGAAGGAGCAAGGCGTCATCTTCGGCGCAGCCCTGGCCGACAGGGTGCTGCCTGGGATTGCCGCGCTGGTCGAGCGCATCCGCGACATCCCCGGGGCGGGTAAGCTGGCAGAGCTGGCCTTTGAGGGTCTCACACGGGTGATCCAGGGTCTCACGGCCGTGGCGAACTTCGCGGTGACCGTGTTTCAGACCATCGTCGATGCCGCCAAGACGGCCGGCACCGCGGTGCTGCAAGTCGCCCGTGGCGAGTTTCGGGAAGCATGGGACACGGTGCGTCTCGGCGCCCACCAGGCAGGGGAGGCCTGGAGCGAGACCGGCCGGGTGCTTCTGGATATCTTCAACCAGACCCAGGAAGCGGCCAACCGCAGCGTCAACCTGCTGATGCGGCCGTGGGACGTGGTGGTCCGCAGGTCGAACGAGGCGCGCAACCACCTGCGCATGCTTCGTGAGCAGCTGATGAACCTGATGACCGACCCGCGGGCGACGATCGAGCAGCAGCTGGCCGCCATTAACGCCGCCCTGGAGGGCAACGCCATTACCGGCGAGATCGCAGCCCGGCGCATCCGCCAGGCCTACGAGATCCTCGGCCGGAACATCAACACGGTGGCCACGTCGATCGGCAACGCCCTCGTCGCCGTGTTCAACAAGTCCAAGCCGGCGGCGATCGCCCAGGCCCTGATCAACACCTACGTCGGCATCACCCAGGCCCTGGCATCACTGCCCCCGCCCTGGTCGTTCGTGCAG